GCCCGGCGCGGCGGCCGCGGCGGCGCCTGCCGCGGGGTGATTGCCAAGACGAAACAAGCTGAACGATGCCGCTGTGATCGGCCCGGTGCTCGCTTTGTAAAAGGCGAGCTCTTGGCGCTTGCCGTTCGTTGTGACCTCGAAAATGAGATCGGAGAGCGACGAGAAACCCGCGTTGAGCTGCGCGTTGGGCCGGCACGCGCGACGGTAGCCTCTCCCCATACGGCGCCAAATGTCCCAAGCGCGATCGAGTGCAGTCGCCTCGAATCCGGCGCGGATCTCGCCGGTGAAGTCGCCGCCAGGCATCGCTCTCACGTTGCCCGGCACGCCGGCGACCGCGACCGGCCAATAGAAATCGCGCATCGCCGCGGAAACCTGCGCGACCTTTTCCTCGCCGAGCCAACGCGCGAGCTGTCCGCTGTGAGTGTGCATGGTCAGTATCCCTTGTTGGTCGCGAGTAGATGCGCTTTGTTGGTCACGGTGCGCCATTCAAATCCGAGCGCGTCGGTCTTGCTGCCGGTGACGGTTAGCACGACCGGGAACGGCGTATCGGTCGAGCCTACGAGATTGGCGCCGGCGGTGAGCACCCGGCCTCCGGTTGCGTCCTGCGGGAGCCAAACGCGAATGATATCGCCGTCCTTGCCATTGGTAATGTCGAGCGTGAGCGGCCCGGTGAGTGCGCCAACCTCGACATGGAAAATTGATTCGGCGAACCCGGTTAGGTCGACCGTGACCGTGGCAGCGTAGGCGTAAGACAAAAGCCGCGTGCCGCTGACGCCGAGCATGGTGCGCACTTGCGCGACGGTGAGATCCGCGACGTTCGCGGTGCCGCCGGTGTTGTTGCCCTTGAGCGTGAGCGTTGCCGCCTGCGCGAGTTTGGCATTGGTCACTCCGTTCGCGGCCAGGCCGACCGTGACGGGCCCGTTGGCGCCCCCGTCGGTGACTGTGGTAACGGTTGCCTCTGGCGTGAGCACGCGCTCTGCTGTGAGCGTGCCATCTGTGGCAAGTGTCACGTACTGCGCGCCGGTCGGTGCGCTGGCTGCACCGCTGGCCGCGAACACGGCATTGGCGCCGACCTTGGTGAGCACCCATCCCGCCGTTGCCGAAGCGACATCGGTGAGCGCGTTGATCGCGAGCGGTTGCGTGTTCTGCCCGGTGCCACCGTAGGCGATCGCAAGCGGCACCGACAGCGTTGCCTCGCCCTCGACTTGGAGTTGTGACACGCCGTCGTCGGTGCCTGTCCCGGCCAACAGACGCCCGTAAATTCTGGCATAGGTTGGCGTCGCTCCCGAGCGCCCGAACTCAAATACTGTGCTGACTGCCGCGCCGGCATCGTTGAGCGTGGAGAGCGAAAAATAACTCTTGGTAAGGAACGCCCAATGTTTCTCGTTCGCTGGTTGGTTGACGTCGGAAATCTGCAGGTAGACTAAGGGCGACAGGCCGCCCGTCGTGTTGATGAACTTGACCCCCGTATCCGCGGGGCCGAGGACAAAAGTGTCCGAGAAATTTCCGTCGCCGCGGAGGAATTGGTTGAGCGTGCCGGGGAAGTTGAACGGGTTGCCGTTGTTGGTGATCGTGAGGTCGGCGCCATCGTTCGACAGCGTGATCCCGGTGCCCGCCTTCACCGACATAAAGCGGTGATTACTGCCGATGCTGCTGACGTAGAGCCCGGTCCCGGTGCCGAGATTGGTGAACGTGTTGCCCGCGCCAGCGCCGAGGGCCTCGAGCAAACCGATTCGGCGATCGAGCTGCTGCAGGCCCATGATCGCGTAATCCCAATCCTTCTCAATCGTCTCGGCGGGCAGAGTGTCGTGGGCCACGTAGTTGTCGAGCTGCGTGAATGGCACTTCGCGCAGAATCTCGAGCTGATACAGGGACGACAATGGCGACAGCGCGCCCATCGTGGTGATCGTGCCGCCGGCGAGATTGCCCGCGCCGTTGAGGGTGTAGTCGGTGCCGCGCACCAGGACCAGGCGCGTGCTGTCGGAGATCGTGATTCGCGTAACGTAGATGTGCGGGTCGGTGATCCAGTAGAACGGGATCGCGAAGGCGGTCGTCGCACCGTTGCCGTTGTACGTCTGAATGTTGCTCGGATAGGTGACGGTCATGGCGTCCTCATTGCTGCGCGATCACGCGCCCTACGTTGGGCTGCGTGGCTGTACCGATCGGCCGGCCCGGTTGCCACCAGTAGCGCGAGCCAAATTGCCGCTCGGCGCGCGCCTGCATCCGTGAGAGATATCCCGGGTTGAGTTGGTCCTGCACGTAATCGAAAATGTAATGATCGGTTGCGGCCTTCGTGTACCAAAGGTTCGCGCCTGGCGTGAGCTGCTTCCCGAAATTCACGGCCTCTTGGCCGAAGTGCGTGGGCGCATTGCCCATCGCCGCGACCGCGTTGCCGAGCGTTAGGTTGCCGAGCTGCGCGACCGTGTTAGGCAACGGCCCGAGTGTTGCGCCGAGCGCGGAGCGCGCATCGCCGCTCGCCTCGCCCGCTAGGAAGTCGCCGTATACGCCGAGCGCGCCGCCTTTCAGCACCGCGGCGATCCAGTTTTTCAGCATGACCTTGCCGTCGCCACCGTACAGCGGTCGCGGCTGCTTGCCGGCGAGCATGTCCTGAATCTCGACCGCGAGCGCGCCCATCAAGCTCGACATTACAAAGAGCGGCGCAATGTAACGGAGCTTCCCGCCGACGGTGTCCTGGCCTTCCCATCCCCGCTCGACGAAGTGCTTGCGCACGAACGCCCAGGGGAAGGACTTGAATTGCCAAAACGCCTTGGATAGCTCGCCCTTGACGTCGCCCTTGGAGGCGCCGCCACCCATCATCAAGCGATCCGCGGCGCCCGGCTCGACAACGGCCATGTGACTCTCGGTGATCGCGATGCCGAGGATTTTCTGCGCAGCGTCGCGGCGCAGAGCGTCGTTGCCAATCGTGACCTGGTCGGGCCGCAGCGCGAGCGCCGCGAGCCGATCGTCGCCGATGCCGTAGATTGCATCCGGCGTGAGCAGGCGGCCGAAATTCGTGCCCTCGAGCTCGGCCTGGCGCCATACCTGATAGTGCAGGTCGGTCACGCCATGCGCCTCGAGGAGCTTGCGATCGACAGCCGGCACGTCGGCCAGCGTCTCGTGACGCCCGATGAGATTGCCCAGGGCGCGCATGTGCGTCGCCGCGTAGCCACCGCGTAGCGCATCGGTCCAGTGGGTGAGCCCCGACACGCGCAAGATGCCCTGCGCCATTTTCCCGGTGAACGATTGCCCGAGGCTGTCGACCTGGAAGCGCCGCGCCGATTGCATGGTCGAGCTCATCATCAAGCCGGCGTGCTCGAGCTGGTCGCGCCCCTCGGCGGATCCGAACAGCGCCCGCAAGGCGTTCGAGTACGCGCCCCAAACGCCGACGCGGTTGTAAGCCGCGGTCATCGTCAAGGTGCCGACGTCGGGAATCGACGACCACAACGCCGAGCCCAGGTGAGCGGCAACCATGACGTTGCGGCCTTCCTCGAACGCGCGCGCCGTGCGCGAATTGGTCACGCCGTTGGTGTAGCCGGCCAGGTAGCGGTAGGCGTTGGCGATGTCCTGCGCCTCGGCCGCGGCATTCGTGCGCGCATGGCGCGAATCGCGCAGCGCGGTGTCATTCTGGAACGCGAATTCGTGATCGGCGTTCGGGCCGAACTGCTCCATGAGGGAGATCTCGCGCGCCATCCGGCCGACGTTTCCCGTCATCGTCGCCCACAGGTCTTTCCCGCCGAATCGGTCCTGGTACGCGATATAGCCCTCCGCGTCCTTGAAGTGGAGAACGCGGTGCGCGAGCTCGCGCTTGGCGATCGACGCCGAGCGCCCGCCCTGGCCTGGCTCGATCTTGTTGGCGCCGCCGGTGGCGATCGAATCCCACGATTCGGAAAGCAGCGCATCGAATTCGGCATCGTCGAGATAGCGCCCATTCTCGTGCACGTAGCGCGTGCGATCGAGCTTCGGGCCGATGTCGTCCTTCCATGCCTGTCGGGCCTGATCGCTGCCGTCGCCGAACACGCGCAATTGATCGTGATGCTGCGGATAGCGCCAATCGGCCAGGCGGTTCAGGATGCCGCCGGCGTCCTTGAAGTGCCCCGCCATCGCGTCGGCAACGTCCGACCAGGCTTTCGCGGCGCGCTTGGCCATCGCGCTCCCGGTGTCCTGGCCGAACAGCTCGCGCGTGACGAGCCCGGCGCCCTCCTTGTTGGCCATCATGCCGAACACCTTGGGCCCGACTGCCTCAAAGGTTCCGGTCAGCCGGCGCGCGTAGTCCTCTTGGATCGCAAGGTGCCGTTCCTCGAGCGACGTGCCGCGCGACCGGCCATCGTTGTTGACGAACAGCGTACGCCTAAGCGCCTGCTGGCGATCCATGCCGGCCGCCTGCATTTCTGCGAGGCTGCCCTCGATAGCGTCGTGCGTTTGCACCGCGCGCAACGCCATGCGCTTCGTGTCAGCGGCCTCGGTCGCGAGCTGCTTCGCGGCGAGCTTCGCCGCTTCGTCGAGCCGCGTCGCGACCGCCTGCGATTGGAATTTCTGTAGGTCTTGGCGCGCGAGCTCGCGCATGTTGTCGCGGATCCGTTGCTCGATTCCATCGGCCTCGGCCTGGGTGATCTCGCGGCCGGCGGCGCGAGAAACCGCGGCGATGCAGCGCGCCCTCATGCCGCCGCCTTCTCGCAGTTGACCGCGGTTTCGAATAGCGGCGCGTCGGCCTCGGCCTGGTCGGCTCGGCTTTGCGCCTTGTGCATGGCGCTCGCGGGCGATCGCGGTGCGCCGGCCCGCCCGGGGAACGAATCAGCGGCATCGAACAGGGAGCCGGAAAGAACGCCTGGCTCGCCCGCGTAGCGGATCCCGGCGGCGACCAGGTCGGGCACCGTCGGCACTTCGGCGCCAAGGAAATCGGCTTGCTTCGGGTTGCCGGCGCGCTCGAGCTCGCGGTACATGCCTGCGACCATATCGGACATCGCGCGCGCGCTGCGCGTGTTGGCATCGAGGAAGGCCAGGATCGCGCGCGCCTCGGGCGTCATCGACGGGCCCATGAGCTCGCCCTGTGCAAGAAAGTCGGCGGTGCGCGTTCCCTCGGATTTGAGTTGGCTGAACTTCTCGACCGCGGCCAGTACGTCGGGCAGCGGGTCAACCGGATGCAGGTCGCCGCGCCGGATGGCGTCGCGCGCGGCGGCAACCGGAGGGCCCGCTTTCGTCAACGCATTGCCGACATTCTTGGCGCCAGGATCCGCGAGCTCGACGAGCCGCTGAAGGGTAGGATTGTCGCCGTAGGCTTTGAACAAGACCGCGTTGCGCAGCCGGATCATGCCCTCTTGCGACAGCGCGCCGACAGCGTCGACGAGTGCCGCCTGCTCGGTGCCGGGAAACTTGCCGATCCAATTCATGACGAAATCGCGATTCGCCGGCGCGTTGAGATTGCCGTCCTCGGGCACGTAGAACCCATTGAGATCGGGCAGGCGTCCCGCGTCGACCGGAGCTTGCTCGAGGAGGGACATACGCATCCCGGCGCCCTCGTTGCTCGCGATCGCGGCCGCGCGCACGTCGACACCTTCGCCCAGGATGCGCACCAGCATCGGCCGGCCCATGCCCTCGGCGGCCTTGGGGTCGATCCCGAAGCGCGGCAGCGCGGCGATGAGCGGCGCGCGGTACGTATCGCCGGTGCCGTCCTCGTAGGCGCGCTGCACGGCCAGCACGCGACCGTTGCCGCCGACGACGCGACCATCGGCCGCCAGCGTGGGCGCGCCGAAATCCATCTGCGGGGATTCAGAGAGGAGCCGGAAGTCGAGCGCGCCGGCAATCTTGGCGACCTGCGCCTCGGATGCGGCGCGCGTGCGATCGCGCGCCTGCGTCTCGCCCTTGCCGACGGACGCGGCGACCTGGTCAGCGTCGACCAGGGCCCATGTGACTTTCTCGTATTTGTCGCCGACCTTGACGGTGTCGGACTTGCCGGTTGCCGCGGGTGTTAGCTGTTGCGGCCGTTCTGTTTCAGCCCTTCCACCATCGCCGCCGCGGCCCTGTCCGCGAGCTTGGAGCCCGGGCTCGGCTGCGGGGAGGGCGGGCTCGCCTTGCGCGAACCCACGGTATACAGCGTCGGAGATTTGACCTTTTGCTTTTGCATCTTCAAGCGCCTGCCGAAGTTGATCGCGCAGGACAGTACGATTGTGCTCCTTCCCGGCCAGAAAATCAACATTCACCAGGGTTTGCTTTCCCACGCCGCGGCTGTTGTCGACAAAGCGGAAGTGAACGCTACCAGCGCGATCAGCGTACTCGCGCTCGAGCTGCAGCATGACCTCGCGCGAGCCGACGTGCGTGTCCAGGTGCTCGGCGAGCGGCACGGTGCGCCCGCTGCCGAATTCGCCCTCTTGCCGCATCGCCCGCCGCATCGCCCCGCGCAGCGCGTCGACGGGCTCGCGGTACACGTGGACGATAATCGCCTCCTTGCCCGCCTCGAGCGCCTGGTCGACCTTCGCTTTGGCGCTCTCGTACTTGTTCATGTTTGTGTCGTACACGATCTGCGCCGCGTCCTTGACGGCCCCCATGCCGGGCGCCTCGAGGCCTGTCGTCTTGCCGGCGCCGGTGCCGCCGGCGGTGAACAGCACCGCGGCCTCTTGACCTTCGGCCGGCGGCTCGGCCAGGCGCTTCGCGTAGAGCTGCTTGATAAACCCGCTCGCCGGCTCGTGCACCGCGCGCGATCTTTCAGAGCGGTTTTTCAGGTAGGCCGGATCGAGCTCGCGCGCGACGTCGGTGCTCAACACCTTCCCGCCCTCGGTTTCTGGAATCTTCGCGTAGGCGGCCTCGAGCTCGGCCAGCGGGCGGGCTCCGAATGCTTGCTCGACCGCGCGCTCCTCGGGCGTGAGATCCTTTTCCGACGGCGTGTAGCGCACGCGCTCGACGGGCGCCGCGATCGGCGCCGGTGCCGGTTCCTCGGCGATGAGCTCGGCGGTCGCCTTTTGCACTTGCGCAACGGAGCCGTTCGGATCCTCGACGAACTTGGCCTCGGGATGCTCGACGACGTCGACGCGCGGCTCGCCCGACAGTAGGGCCATCGTCTCGCGCGCGATCGCGTCGTTGACCGTGTTGGCCGTCTCGATGTCGGCAGCAACGCCGGCGACGTCGCGATTGTGAAGCTCAGACTTGACGACCATCGCCGCGTCGACGGTGGAGGGCGCCGGCGCGTCCATCGGCTTGACCTCGGGCACCGCGCCGCTCATTTGCTTTGGCTGCGCCACGTGCGCCCAGGTGCCGAACGCCAGGCCGAGAATGAGATCGGCGGCCATGCCGGATTTGTCTAGCGTCTGATACTGCGCCGCCTGGTCGGGATAGCCCGCGCGCCGCAACAGGTCGGACGTGAGCCCGCGATTTTCCGCGCCGAACACGAGATTGACGCCGGCACCGAACGCGGCCGACTGCCACAACGGGGCGCCAGCCACGCTAACCGGCAGGTAAGCGCCGGCCGCGGTCGCGACGCCCTCGACGGTGCCCTTGAGCAACGCCGTACGCGGGTCCAGGCCCTCGGCAAGTCCGGTCTTGACGCCAGAGTAGCCCTCAACTGTGCCGGCGAGCGCAGCGGCGCCGGGAGGGCCGCCGGCGGCGAATCCCGCGGCGAACAGGGAACCCACTTCGGCCAGGCCGTGCAGCGCGCGCCCGACGCCGCCTACAACGTAAGGATTCGGGCGTAGCTTCTGGACCTGCGCGTCGGTCTTGGCCGCTTCCGCGCGCAGCCACGTCTCGGTGTCGGTGCCGAAAAACTTGTCTGCGGTCATGCCGGCGGGGATCGCCGCGTCGCCGGCGAGCTGCCCGATTTTGGCGGCCGCGCTGAACAAGCCGCCACCGAAAGCGGTGGGGATACCGCCAAAGGCGCTCGCCGCCATATCCTCGGGCGTTGCTGGATGCAGCGAAGCGCGATTCGCCTGCGCTGCTTCCTGGCCCGGCGCGATGTCGAAAAAGCTCATTGCGGGATCTTGTCGGCCATCGACGTCCGCGGTCGCGGTGTGATGTCGAGCTCGATCGGGCGGCCGCGCGCGTCGTGCAACACCTTGCCGGCAGCCGTCAGTTGATAGGCGTCGCGGTTCGGCGACTGCGCGGGGATCAACCCCAACGAGTAGAGCGGCGGAATCTTGTAGCCTGCGCTCGCCGCCGCTTCGGTGTACCTGGCCGTGATGTCATCGACGAACCGCGCATCGTCCATGCCCCACGGCTTGATAACTTTGCCAGTGTCCGACGTCGTCAAGTCGTTTCCGCCCTTGCCGCCGTTCCAATCGTAGACGCCGCCCGTCGCGACGAGGGCGGCCTGCTTCGCCGCCTCGGTGTTCACGTTGCCGCTAATGTCGCCGAGCTCCGCAAGCTTGCCGGCGTAATACGTGCGATAGAGCTGGTACGCCGCGGCCTCGCCCTGCTCGTTGCCGCGGAAAGCGTTGCCGACGGTGTTGCGCCACTCGCGCCGCAGATCCTCCTCCTTGGGGAGTGTGAGCGGGCGACCTGGCTTGCCGTCCTCCCCTTTCTGTCCCTTGGTCGGGTTGAGCACGGCCTCTCCGCGCAGCATCGTCTCGCCGGCGGTCTGCGGTGTGATCGTGACGCCATCGGAGAAGATTCCGCCGCCGTACTCGAGCGACGTGGTCTTGACGATGAGCCCGCCGACCGCGGCCGTGACCGGAGAATCGGGGCGAATGGCGCCGACGGTCGCGCGGTAGACGTTGTCATCGGTGAGCGACGTTCGCATTTGCGTCAGAAATTGCATCTGCGTCGACGGAGTCGAGCCGGTCCACTGTTGCCGCAACGCGGCCGCCTCGCCCTTCGTGAGCGCGTTGTAGTCGCCGGTGCCGTAGCTGTCGCGCATCTTGATCGCCACGCCCTGCCGGCTCTTGAGCTCACTCATTGCCGCCGGTCCATCGGTCCAGGTGATCGGCGCGACCTGCGCAATGCCCTGCTGACCAGCGGCCCAAATCGGATCGGCCTCGCGCTGCTTGGACACGGTCGCGAGCGCGTTGTCGACGATCTTCGCCGTGTGCGAGAGCGTGACCATATCGCCCGGTTGCAGTCCTGGCGCGTCGAGCTTCGCGTACGCGGCCGCGCGCGTCGCGTTCATTTGCTCCGGGGTCATGGTCTGCAGCGAGCCGACGATGGTGCCGGTTTGCTGGATCTCGAGCGCGGCGCGGTAGTGCTGCTCGCCGACGCTCTTGCCGTAGGCGCCGACAAACTCCTCGAGCGCCGGGATGGTCGGCGTTTTCCCGAATTCCGCCGCGGTCGCGGCGTCGGCCATGACCACGCGAATGCGCGCTTGCGCCTGGCCCTGCAAGTGCTGGATCGCCGCGTCGGCGTGCGATTTCATGGCGACAATGTCGGAGACGCTCATGCGCGCCATCCAGGCCGGCGCGTCCTTCTGCAATATCGGCGCGTTCGGCAGGTCGGTCGGCGGTTGCGACGGTGCGACGTCGACCATGGTGCTCGACATTGCCGCGGCGAGCTGCGTCGGCGTTTGCGCTGGCAAGCGGGCGCGCGTCTGTGCTATTTCCGTGTTGACTGCGGTGCGCTCCCGGTCGGTGATCCCGGGCGTTTTGAGCTCGTCCTGCAGCATGGAAATGCGCACGCGATCGCGCGCCGCTTGCTCCTCTGGCGTGACCTTGCCAGTGCCACCGTAGACCGGAGCGGGCTCGGCGGTGTCCTCAACGCGCGAGATCGGGCTCACGGTCACGGTTGACGGGGGCACGATGCCGAGCGCGTCATTGGCGAGCCGCTGTGCGGAATACGGGTCGCGCAGCGTGAAGCCGACGGCCGCGGCCTTAGTCAGCGCCGCGTCAGACTTCTCGCGCAAGTCGTCGCGGATCCGAAGCGGGAGCTTCGATGCCTCGATCTGCTTGTAGACCGCGTCGCGAATCGGCTCGTAGACGGTGTCGTCATTGGCGAGCACTTTGGCGAATTGCGTCGTCGAGTCCTGAACCTGCTGGCCCTTGTATTCGATCGCCTGCTGCGCCTGCCACGAGATTGATTTCTCGTACATATGCAACCCGAGGGTTGCCATGTTCGCGCGAAGGAATTGCTGCGCCTTTTGGTTGGTCGTGCTGCCAACGACGATCGCGGCGTGCTCGTCGAACTGCTGCATGAATTTCGGCGCGAACCCTTCGGGGTTGTCGCCCTGCGCGTCCTGCGCTTCTGCGAGCTGCTGGTAGGCCGATGCCGCTGCCCTGGCTGACGTGACGTGCGCCTCGGCGACCGCGTTCTCATCCTCGCGGTGGCGCTCGATCTGCTGCTGGCGCTGGATCGCGCTGCTGACATTGTCGAGCGCGCCACCGAATGACGCGACGGCGAGCCCGGTGTTGTCGAGCGGTGCGCGCGCGTCGCCGGGGCGCCGGCTGCCCGCGTTGGGGTCGACGCCGACGTTCGGCTCGTAAGTGGGTAGCCTGGCCATTTATCCGCCGCCTCCGAACGTAGAGCCGCCGCCCGAGCGCGCGCCCATGCCGCCGTAGTAGCTGGCTGCGCTGTTGACGATCCCGGTCGCCGCGCCCCAATAACCGGCCGTGCGCGCAGCGCCGGCGCCAGCGTGCGACAAAGACGCCTGGTATCGTTCCTGCTCGGCCGCGACCTTGAATCCGCGCGCGCGCAAGTCAGTGTTGTAGATCGTGCTCAACGAATCGAGCTCGGCATTGGTCGCTGACTGCTTGGCGATCGCGAGCGCCGATCCGCTCGTAATGTCGAACCCGGATTCAGCAAGGGCCGCGGCTTGTTCGCCGAGGATCCCGCCCGCGCGCCGGCGCACCGCGGCCTCTTGCGCCGTGCCCTGCTGCCAGGCAACGACCGCATTCTGTTCGGCGAGCTGCGCGTTGTAGTCAGCCTGCGCGCCCTGCTGATTGAGCTGCGCCGCGCGCGCGTTGCCCTCCTGCACCGAGCCGATCGCTTTGGTAGCAGCGGCAGCGATGGTGACGCCGACAGCGATCCAAGACACGTTAGCCCTCCACCAGTTTCGGCGTGCGAAATGCGAGATATTCGTCGTGGTCCTTGGCGATGAGCTGCGCCTCGAGCCGCGAGAGGTCGGTTTCGTGAGTGCCGTGGATGGTCGTCCAAGTCGTGTCCTCGTGCGCCCATCCGACGCGCTTGGTTCCCGGCGGCGAGATCATCGTGAACGGCGCGCGGATCTCTTTCATGCCGTTCTCGGTGAGCACTGTTATGTGCCCCTGGCTGATGATGTTGATGTGCTCATGCTTGTGAATTTTCCCGGTGACGACGCTGCCCGCCGGAATCGTGATCTCGCGCGCGTAAACGCCGTCCGCAAACCAGTGGCGAACGGGAATCTCGATTTGCGGCATCGTGCGCATTTCGTCCTCGAGCCGCTGGATCTGGTCGCGCATCGCCGGGGCGTTCATTTCACCCTCGAGTACAAGTGCGCCTGGCTGCCGTCGGGGAAATAGGAGCGCAGGATGCCCTCGAAGCTGAACCCCAGGCGCAGCGCCCACTCGTCGGCTCGCGGGAAACGGATGTCGGCCACCAGCTCGATGCGACGGAAATGCGAGCTCTCGACAACGCCCTTGACCACGCGATGCACAAAGGGCAGTTTCGCCGCGTTGCTTCGGTTGAGCAGCGTCCACGCGATCGCGCGCCCCTCGCACATATCGACAATCCCGCCCACGCACCAAACGCCGTCATCGTCGACGGCCGCGTAAGCGCCCTCACGGATGAGCTCGACGACGTTCGGCAACGATGCGAGCTCGGCCGGGTGAACGGCGAGGAAATGCTCGACGGTGGCGGGAACGATCTGCATTTCAATTCGTGTTGAAGTCGATCCGGCGCCCGGTGCCGCAGTCAGCGCGCGGGCAAGTATTCACGCCCGGCCAGCTACCGGCTGACGGCAGGCGATTCACGATCGTCACCCAATAGTCAGTGTTCGGCTGGATGGTGACTGAATAACCTGGCGTCGGCGTGCCGACCGACATCTTGATCGACGGCGTTTGACTCGCCACCGCAAACAGGATCGGCGGCGCGGGCGGGTACTGACGCGCGACGTTGCACCCCTGCGCAGGCGATAGGCTTGCAACGACGACGTTGTAATTCGGCCCGCTCGTGTTGCCGAGATTGAAGGATGCCTTGTCACCCAACCCGCCGCTGCGGAAGTGAATCACTAGCGCCGAGGTCGGGCCGAAGTAGCCAAGCGCCTGATTCACGTTGGAGGATGTCGGCCATTGCGTCTCCATCGGAGACACGCCGAAACCGTCGCAACCCGTCGTGTAGATCGGCGGCGGGATAACCGGCGGCGCCGGCGGCGGTGGCACGCCTGGATCGCTGCAGGCAATCGTCAATTGCGTCCCGGTGTTGCTGATAACGGTCAGATTCGGGCACGCCTTGACGGCGATGTCGGCCGCGCCGGCGATGCCAGCGACGAACCAAAGCAGAATGGCGAGGCGCTTCATGCGGTCCCCTTGTTGGCGAGCTGTGCGATGGTCGCGTCCTTCGCCGCGCTGTTGCGCGACGATCCAAGATAGAAGCCGAGGACCGCGGTGAGCGCGCCGCCGACGATTGCGCCGATGACGAACGCCTGCATATCGGTCGAGAAGCTGCCACGGAAAAGCACGGCGTACACGACGAGGTACACCAGGATCATCACCATCACGGCAATGAGGAAGGTCGGATTCCCCCAAATCGGGCCGCTGTCCTGTTGCTGAATCCCGCGCGTGGCCGCCGCGTTGCGTGACGTCTCGGCGTCGAGGAAGGCGCTGCGGTCGTACTCGTTCAAGCGATCGAGCACGGGGAGGAGTTTATTGAGCTCGTCGGCAACGCTCGGGCTCGCGAGCACGGCCTGTGCAGCCATCGCGGCGACCTTCGGGTCGGACTGCGCCAGCTCTACCGCTTGCTGTGTGTTGACCGCGCCCGGGACTGCCTTCGTGAACGTGTCGATGATCGACGACACGAGCGGGATGTAGTCGGATGCGTGCGGCGAGCCGCCGGCGGCGCCGGTGGTCGGGACCGCGTTGACGACGCCCTGCAGGCCCGGGATCTTAAAGAGCTGCGGGATGAGCTGCATTATCATCGGCAGGAAGATTGCGGCGGCGCCCATGGGTTTCTCCGGTTGTGCTGGTAGCGTTGTCGAGCGGTCCTCGATCGGCGCGGCGGGTTGTGTTTGGCCGGCGAGCGTGCCGCCGTATTGTTGGAATACCAGCGCCGCCTTGGCGAGCGTATAGCGGCCGCTGTTCTCGTTGGCGCCTGGCAGCGATGTCCACTCGTTGCGGCACTTGAATATGGCGATCTCGAGCCGGCCGGCCTCAACGTCCTCGAGCGCGCCGCGCTGCTTGATGAGCCAGAGCGCGCACTCCCCTTGCGATTCGGGGGAGAAGTCGCGCGGGCCCACCGCAGCGGTGAATCGGTCCCACGTCGTTTCGGTGATCTGGAATGCGCCGGCCGCGCTGGTCGTGCTCATCGGTGGCGCGCTGCGCCAATTCTCAACGAGCTTGTGCGTGTCGCGATCGAAGTGAATGCGGGGATGGTCGGCCGTGCTTTGGAACGTCGAGCCGTAGACGATCAGATAAAACGCGCGCGCGTCCTGCGAGGACTCACCTTCGCGAATGACTCGCAGGAACGCGGCGCTATTGGGTGACACGTCGGCCGATCCTTAGTCGGTGGTGTCGGGGTCGGGGTTGGCCGCGACCGCATCGGAGAGCGGAGTGTCGGACGCCAGGATGCGATCGGTGAAGGCCGTGAGCACGGCCGGGTTGGTGGCGTTCGCCGCGACATACTTGGCGAACTCTTGGATCAGCACCTTCGCCGAGGCTTTCACGCCCTCGGTTTGTGTGACCGCTGCTTCCATTGCTGCTACTGCATCGCTTGCTGCTGACATGGTTGAATCTCCTTAGGGGATTGAACGCAAAGCGGGCTCACGCCCTCCGTGCTCTTGGGTTAATCGGTTGTGTCGGGGTCGGGATAGGCGTCGAGCGTCGCTTGCAGATCTACGTTGCTCGCGGCGAGACGAACCGCCAGAGCTTTCACCTTGGGAACGATGCTGCGTTCGGCGGCGATGTCCTGCAGAAGTTTGAGCAGGCCGGGCTCGAGGGAAATGCGAATTTCGACGGTCTTGGGCATGATGATCCAGGGCACGATTCTCTCCTTTTAGATCCCGCAAAAAAGTTTCCAGGCGTGAAGGTTGCAACCCCATTGCCACGCGGCGACGGCGCCGGCCAGCGTGCCGACGATCGCTATGGTCGCAATCGCCTTGGTTCCGAGCCATGCGACGAAATCGCTAACGTGACCGACGAACCGCGTCCCCTTCTGAATGTTGAGGTAGGCGTCGAGGACCGGCTGCAGCTCGTCGCGCCAGTTGCCGGTTGTCTCGATGTGCTCCTTCTGCCTTTCGGCGATGGTGGTGACGCGAGTAACCAGGCCGCTCATCGTGCTGTCCTGCGTGTTGAGCCGCGCATCCATGTGCTCGCGCAGCGAATCAAGCCGCTTGCCTAACACGTCCTCCCTCCGGCGTTCGATCGTTTCGTCGCTATCGGTCAACGCGAATCCTCAACAGTGAGCTTCGGATAAACCGCGGAAACCGTGTGCGGCAACGGTTGGTCCTGCTCGAAATAGATCGTCGGCTCGTCAACGAATGCCAGCGTGGGCTCGACGTAGAAATTTCCGCTTTGCAGCGGGACCGGGTCATTCATGCCCATATCCTGCCGGCGCATTTCCTCGCGGTCGATCGTCGGATCCGTCGGCGTGATCGCGTAGCGGAAGCCCACCGAATTGAGCACGCGCACGACGAACGCGAACACCTTGGAAATCTTCCCCTGCGGTGCGCCGGTCGCGCTGCTTCCCTGCAGCGGCAACGAGTGATAACGCGACACGGGCCGGAAACCTATGCGGCCTTGTCGAATGTCGGCCGTGGGCTCGATCGCCATGCCGGCCGCGGTGACGATCGTGTCGGGCAGCACGCAGCCGTTGAGCAGTCCCGCCACTGTCGAGCCGACCGGGAACTGAACTGTTGGCAGCACGATATTGGTCGCGCCCGAGGCCACGTTCACGGGCTGCGAGCAGTCGAGATAATTCGCGTTCAGCGTGTTGGGAATGTCGTGCGTGTAATACTGGCCGGCAAAGATGAGATCGACCGCCGGCCCGATGAGCTCGATGGTCGTCGCGGAGGCTGCAGGCGCTTCCTGGCGCCGAACAATCATCCACAGATCATCGTTCACGCCGTCGGGTGACTTCACCGTCGCCATTGCCGACACCAGCGGCCCATCGGGGAAAAAGAAGCGATTGCCGCCGAGGAAGTGCCGCGCCCATCCGTAGACCTTTTGCTTGCGGTCATAGGTCAGACTGAACAGGCGCCCCGTGTTCGCCGCGGCCCACAGCACCGACTCCGGTTGCCGCTGGTGCACGATCGACAGATAACCGCCGGGCGGCGCCAGGTGCTCGGCCAGCATCGACAGATCGTCGGACTGCCAGGCGTCATTCGTGAAATCGTACGAGAGCTCGCGCACGCGCTTGCCGCCGCGCTGCAGGTAGAGGAGCGAGTTATCGACGCGAATTGGCAGGCCCGCGCGCGAGCCGTAGCCGGTGTGCGGCACGGCTTGGGCGTTACCAGGCCCGAACGGCTCCGCGGTCGCCTGGGGCCCGATTGCCCACTCTCCGCTGGCGGTTCCGGCGAGCAGCACGCCGCCGCCTGCAGCCAGCCAGAGCACGCGATCGTTGCGCACGCCGGCGAGCGTCCCGGTGTACGCGAGATCGCGCTGCGGTTCGCCGCCAAAGGTCGCGGTGAAATTCTCGAAATCGCCGGCGACGCTCGTCCAGATCGTGTTATCCCGAGCGAAGCACAGGCGCTCGCGAAAGAACGCGACCGACGAGGGAAACCCCGCGGCCAGGGTCCACGCCTGGCGCGCCCACCGCGTCGTGGCGTCGGTGACAAGCGAGCCCGGGAGCTCAAGCGCAATGGTCGCGATAACGGTCGTGCTGTTGGTGAATGCGGTGATCGCCGCCACGCCATAGCCGTCGTCCGTGAAGCGCCAATGCACGCCGGTATCGCCGTCAGCGCGCGAGCCGACCACGTGCGAAGGCGGGAAAGTGCCGGTCGTCGCGGTGCTCAACGCAATGTAGTTGTGCCCGTTGGAGCGACGGCGATCGCCAATCGTGACCGCCTTGCCGGCCTCCCATTGCTTGATGACGTCGGCCTTTAGCTGCTCCAAGTAGAAATAGAGGGCGACGTCGGACGGGGCGAACAGCGGCGCCGACGCGGTCAGCGTGACGCCGACGCCGGTGGTAGCACTCGCCGAGACGGTTATCGTCTCCAACGGATTCACGTCGTTGAATGGCGTGGGGATGTTGTTGCCGTCGCCCATGTACGCGAACGCGAATTTGTACTGCGCGATGCGCGTGAGCTTCACGACCAGCGAATTCTTGCAGGCGATCCACATGACGTCGTTCGATTGCGCCCATTGCAGGCCGAGCCCGTCCGGCGAGGCGTGCTCGTCCTTGACCAATAGGTCCGACGTCTGCCACGGGGTTGCGAGCTCCGCGGGTGCGCCAACAAAGAACGGCGACCATGAACCGGCGTTGTCGACGATCTGCCGGCGCGTCGCCGCGTCCCAAAAGCGCATGTACCCGCCGCCGACCTCGAGAATGAACTCGTTGGCGGTACTCGCCGCGAACGGGATCAAGATGACGGTGCCGCCCTGCTTCGTGGCGCCGATGTACTGCGTTCCCAAGCGCCGCCGCAGCGGACCTTGCACAGTCGGAATGTAGTTTTCGCAGAGCTGCGCCGATGAGGCGTATTTCTCGTAGTCGGTGCGCGCGTGCATCAACGGCGAGACTTCGCCCCCGTTGAAATTGACGAGCGCCGGATCTCCGCGGGCCACGTCAGATCCTCGACGCAATCCAAGCGTTGTCGGGCTGCGCCTCGGGCGGTGTTTCAAAGGCATTCATGCGGCTCGCCGTGCCGATGACGCCGACGTAATCGACCTCGATGCTCTGCTTTTTGCTGCTGCTCTCCGTGATCGCGTGACAGGTCACAGTCGCGAGGCGGTGCGCGAATGCGCTCAAGAATGCCGCATCGAACTGCGAGGCGTCGGTCACGTCGGAGACGTAACGAACGGGGAGCGGTGCGGCGAGGTTGCTGCGAATCTTCCGGCCCTCAATCTTGTACGTCGAAGTGTCCGAGCCGATGTAATCGTCCGTGACCAGGCCGACCCAAAACTCACTGACCTGGACGACGCGCAGGCAATCGACCGGGAGCTGATATTCGAGGTTGAATCCCCAGGTGGGCACGCTCACCAGCGCCGGCAGCGAAGCGCGCACCATCGCGAAGGCCCAATTATTCGCGCGCAGCTCGGCCTTGCGCACGAGATCGTAATTCGCCTTCATTACGCGCGCGCGCTTGACCTGGTCGTCGAGCGACGTGATCGGGTCCGCGCCCATGAGGGTGAGCGCGAGATTGGCGATGTCGACGGGTGCAGCCATTAGCGAGATCTCCGCGGGGTATAGGCCGTGGTCGCGCCACCGCCCGACGCGCTGCCGGTGAACTCGGTGCCGTCCGCACCAAAGCCAACGCCGGTGAGAACGTCAGCCTCGGCGGGGAGCACCAGGTCGCCATTGAATTCGATGCCGTCGGCGCCGAAGTTGACCCCGTCGCGCACGTCGTTCTCAAGCGGCAGCGTGACGGTGCCGGTGAGGTTGTCGGTGGGTCCGTACACGACGCCGAACTCGACATCGTCCTCGGCCGGGAATGTGCCACCAGCGCCGGCACCAGCGGGCACGGTCGGATCGCGCATGTAGATGATCGTCGCCACGATCGGCGTCACGTCCTGCCGCGTCAGACCACCCAGGTCGGGCGCGCCCTCTTTGTAGGCGACCAGTTGATAGTCGATATTGCGCAGGAGCATGGTGAAATTGCCGGCGCCGTCGCTCACCGTTTCGGCGATGATCTTGGGCCCGGCCTCGACGTAGCGCCAGCCGGATTGATACGCGATCACACGGCAATCGGGCACTGGAATGGATGTTTCGTCGACCGTGGTCCCGGTCAACAGGAACACCTGGTAGCTCTGCTGCGGAGGATAGAGCAGTTGAATCACGCGCCCGAAATTGTCGGGTAGCGTCGTTGACGTAATGACCTTGAGCAACCCGCTGTCCTTGACCTCGCGGCGCGGGTTGGCGATCAATGGCGTCGGCGCCGCAAGCGTGTTGTCACTCGACAGCACGCGGTCGAATGCCGGCGCTGAGGGCGATGGGAGCATTACATCCAGCCCGTACAGCTCGCCGTTGCTGTCCTGCGGGACCTGCGAGTAGAGCCACTGAATCGCCGGATCAATCAAAGGACTCGCCGGCTTGGCCGGGCCGATCGGCACCATGCCCACGCGCCCGTTGCTGGTTGCCATCGGGCCGATGCTTTCAGGTTTGGCGAAGTAGGGATTCCATCCGACCAGCGCGCGAGGCACCGCAAAGCCCGGCATCCTCGAAGTGACCCACTCCCCTTGCAGCACGTTCTCGCCGTGCCACGCCACGCCCAAGTCCTGCCACGGCTCGAATGCCGGCCCGAGCGGGAAATCGCCAATCGTCAGGTTTTGAATGACCTGATCCGAGGGCTCCGGGAATCGGTTGAAAATGACGCGCACGCGATCACGGCGTCAATTGTTCGATGAGGAACTGGTGCATGGTCATGGAGCCAGTTGCCACCGTTTGAGTGAATCGGAAATCGAGCGCGTTCGCGATGGTGGAGTCAAAGCCCGTGCCCACTACAGGCGGGGTGTTGAACGGCACCGATGCACCGCCCGGCCCTGGGCCCGTCGCCGGTAGCGCAGTCAGAATATTGGCCTCCGACCGCCACCAGCCTTGACCGAACAGCGTTGCACTGACGCCCGTGCCGACCGAGCGGCAGGTCAGCAACACGTCGAGCCACCACGACACGTTGGTCTTGGCGACGACGTTGAGCGGAATGGCCAGCGTATCGAACGCCGTCACCGCGCCCATGCGCAAATCGTAGCGCGCGGTCCCCGGCGTCGTGACTACGCACGAAATCCGACCGGATGCGCTGATTCGCCACTGGCGACCAATCTGCCAGTAGCCGGCAGGGATCGACGTCGGCACATAAGTCGGCACGCATGATGCTGCAGCCGCCGCGGTCAGCGTCGGGCCATCGGAGTAACTCGAGGCTATGACTTGGACGGCCATTACACGACCGCCGCAGCGATGCGTTCCGCGCGCTCGACAGCGGGCCCGAGCTCGGCGAGCCTGGCCGTCAGCTTCTCCACGCTGGCGCGCAAGGTTTCCTCTTGGGCCATCAATTCGACCATGCGCTCATCGTGAGCCGACTGAATGGCCTTGACGGACTCCGTTGCTTTGCGCTCTTTCTCGGCAGCGTCGGCGACGGTTTTCGTCGCGTCCTTCGTGGCCGTGGCACGAACCGCGGCCGCCTCATCGCGCAATGCCTTCGCCTCACCCTTGGCCGCTTCAACGTCGGCCGAAGCCTTGCCGAGCTCGGCCTTGGCCGCAGCGTTCGCTTTCTCGAGCTCGCCGCGAACGGTGTCCATGTTCGACAGCACCGCGAGCGCGTTGTCGGCCTCGCCGAACGCACGAAATACGCGCTGCATGTTGCCGATTTCGGCAATGGCTTGTTGCAAATTCGGTTTCTGCTTCTCAGCCATCAACGCCCCCGTCGGATGTAAAGCGTTGCGACCAGCGCGGTCGTGCCGTCGCCCGCGGTCACGTTGGGACGAACATAGCGGCAGATCTCCGCGATCTGCTCGAGCGCGGCGGCCGTCTTGCTGATTGCCGTGGTCTGTGCGTCCGTCAACGTGTAATAGTTGCCGGCGACGTTCCCGCCTTGCAACACGATCGTGCCGCCGGCTCCGAACGTGCCAGAAAATTCGATCGAGCCGTCGGCGAAATCAGCAAGCTCGACGGGCTCCCCGGTGTCCGCGTTCGCCAGCGGCGCCCAAACGTATTGCTCGACGTTGGTCGCCAGTTGCGTACGTACCGCCTTGATGACGGCCATGGCTTAGACCGGGGGCCAGGTGTCTTTCGTGATCGCGGCGATGATCGCCTCGAGCGCGCGCACCGTACGAATTTTGCTGTTGTTGGCCGCGTCATAGGTGACGCGAACCTCAACGGGATTGCCGGCCTGGCTCGCGGCGTTCTCGACAACGGCGCTGAATGTGTCGTTGCCGAATTGCGTTACCGAAAAGAAGCGGTCTGCCATGCTACCTCCATGCGAGTCGGGGGCCGAAGCCCCCGGATCGCGTTGTTACTACACGCAGTAAGTAGCCTGGATCGTCGCCTGCCCGGCCGCGGTCGCCGCCGCCGTGAGCGTCCCGCAGACATCGAAAAAGCATTGCGGGTCCGCGGTCAAACCGGCCGCTTGCCACAAAGGCTGCTCGATCAATGTCGGCGACAGCGTGGCCGCCTCGTTGGTTACGTCGGTCCACGGCGCCAGCGCCGCCGCCCACGTTTGCGCCGACGCGAAAAAGTCCACGTCGACGACGGCGCCGGTATCGGCTCGATACAAGCCAATGTCGGCAATGGCGCCCGTGGTCGCCGTGCAGCGCAAAAGGATCTGCGAAATTCTGGCGTTCGACGGGATGCGGCAGAACTTGTAAATCGACGCGATCGAATCGCCGTTCGCGATCTCGACCTTGCCAATCGCGGTTTCCAACATCGAGCGCGCTTGGCGTGCGACGGGCAGCGAGCCGCCCGGTGTGTCCATCAGCGTCAACGCCGCTGACTTGACAGTGACAACAGCCATGATCTTTCCTTTCGGTCAGTGTGTCAGGGGTTGATCGGTTAGCGCGCCCAAATCCGAACGACCTTCTTTTCCTCGAGGCGCGTCGCGTTGGCCATCATGTAGATGTAGACCTGCCACGGCTGGCCGGCGATGTCCTTGCGCTGCGAGACATCGGTGTTGACGTCGGCCCATACCGCCAGGTGCATCCCCGACTTGGCCCACATCGGGCACGAGCGCGATTGGCCCGCGGCGTCGTCCGTGCCCACGACCAGGCGCTCGGAGTGAATGAACTGCACGCCGAGGAACCGCTCGAGCCGACCCTCGCGCAGAACCGGCAGATTGCCCGGCCCGCCCATCGGGTTGTAATCCTGGCTCGTAATGGTGATCTCGTTGAGCAGCGACTCCTCCTCGATCGCGCTGATCGCGCAGAAAATCGGATCGTCGGGGTCGACCTCGCTGGCGCGCAGCAAGCGCACGCCGCGCTTCAACTTGTCGACGTTCATGTTCGACGCGGTGCCGCCCAGGTTGACGCTGACCGTGTTGCCGGCCAGGATCGGCGTGGACGTCGCACCCGTTTCGCCGGTCTGCGCGGCGGCCGTGAACGCGGCGATGATGAGATCGTCAAATTTCCGGTTGGCGCCCTGAATGGCGTTGGTCAGGTACGAGCTCTGCGGGTCGGACAGGACCTTGAGCTTGTCGAAGGTGTCGACCATCTGCGGCAGGTCGAACGCGAGCGGCGCGACCCAACGGCGGTCGACCACAGCGTCGACGCGACCGATCGGCGGGAACTGCCCGATAACCGGCAGCATTTCGACTTGGCCGAGCTGATCGACCGGGCTGACTTGCTTGCCGCGATAGCCCGATTTGTAGGTGACGGCATCGCGCAAGCGCGACGTCTTTTGTTGCAGCAACAGCTCGACGTTGGTCGCGAACTGTTGGCCGTATAGCTGCGGGAGATTGATGGACACGGTGGGCCTCGAGAAAACACGTTAGAGAAACGGGTTCTCGTAGGGCTTGTCCGTCCACTCGGGCCGCTTGCGCAGTTGTCCTTTCGAGCGGGGCCTGCTACTTGCCGGATGACGCGCCGGCCGCGCGAAGCTCTTAGCTCAATCACCCGGCCCGCGGACCTCCCGCGGGTTGTCGGGTTCAGTGGTGGGGATGATGCGTAGGGTTTTTCAAATGTCAAGCGGCCTGGCGTTGCGCGGCCAGGATCATGTCGAGCTTGAGCTTCTCGGCCGCTTCCGGCCCGGTCGGGTTGGCCATGAGCCGCTTGCCCCACTCCCTATCGTTGATGAGTGCCGTCATCCTGGCTTGCGCGGCCTGCGGGCTGATAATGCCGTCCGTCGGCTGGCCCTTGATGAGCTGGTCCTCGCTCTGGAACTTGCCCGCGGTGTGAAAGATGTTCGCCGTGAGCTCGACCCCGATCGCGGCCTCGATCGCGCCCATGATGTCGTCGCGACCGATTTCCGCCCCGGTGCCGGGATCCTTGTACTTCTCGGGCACCAGCACGCGCACGGCGCGCCGCGTCTCCTCGAGGTAGCCCGGGAGCTTCTCGCCGTGCTCGGTCACAAGGGCCTGCATTCGCTTGCCGTGCTCGACCTTGGCGGCCGCCTCGAGCGTCTCCTGCGCCTTGGTCCCGAGCCCGTCCATGGTCGCCCGTGCCTCGGTGAGAAAGCCGGCGAGCTGGCTGTCGCTCATGTTGTGCTTGTGCGCGATCGGCACCAGCGCCTTTGCCCAATCCTGATCCTTGAGCGCGTCGGGCAGCTTGTAGCCCTCGGGCGTCGGCGGTATCCCCATCTTCGTGCGGAATTCGGCCAGGCCCTCGACGTCGTCCGCACCTTTTGGCAAGCGCACGAGCGTTTTCGGATCGCCCTTGGCCAGCTTCTCGAGGTTGACGTAGCTCTCGACGAAGGTGTCCGCATCGGGGTTGCCCTTGAGCTCCATCAGTCCGTTCCACTTCTCGGAATGCCAGCGGCCGGCAGGTGCGGCGGGAGCAGCGGGGGCGCCTGGTGCTGGTGCTGCTGGTGCAGCCGTAGCGGCGGGGGCGGCTGGCGTTGCGGGCGCGGTCATGATCTCACTCGGCGGCATATTCGTTTTCCAGTTGAATGACGCGATCGAAGGCGACCAGCGGAGTGCTCGCCATTTTCAGAACGTGCAACAGCATTTCCCGGCGCCCTTCCGCGAGCGCCATCGCCAGCGGGTCGACGGTGCCGGTGTGCGGTGACACCATCATCGTGCTCCGCTGGTAGTAGCCAAAGCGCGCGAGCTCGGCCAGCACGAGGCGAGTGTCTTGGTCGTTGAGGTTGGAGAACACGCGCTGGAACGCAGCGACCGTGTCGCGCTGGCGCATCAACGCGGCGAGCGGGTTAATCATTGCAGGAGCGCGCCCAGGTTATTCGGCGAGCTGCCCGCGGTGGCCTGCGCCTTCGCGAGCTTGTCCGCTGCAGCACCGAGCAAGGGCGCAGCTTCAACGGCCTGCTGCGCGGTCGCCTGGTCCTGGCTCTGCTTGCGCAGGGCCGCGATCGCTTGCGGGCTGCGGAGGATCGACTGCGGCACGTCGAACACATCGGACATTTCGACCGTGACCATATCGAAGTCGACAGCGTCGCCGACGTCGGGCTTCTGCTCCATGATCGGCAACAGCGACGAGAGAAAATTCTGAATCCCGATGCCCTTCTGCGCCTTCTGCGCCTGGTTAATTGGGCCCGCGTAGTCGGCTTTGATTGCACCATAGCCGCCGGCGTCTAGGAGCTCGGGCGGCATCGGTGGCAACAGGTTTGCGGCATTGGGGCCCAAAATGTCGAGCTCGCGCGCGATCATCCCGCCCAGGAGCTCACCTTGCACGCGCTGGCCAGGTGGCGCCATCAACGCCCCTTTCTCCTGTGCGCGAATGAGTGCTTCAGTCGCCGTCATCCCGGTCGGCTTGTCGACCAGGATCATGAACAGCGACACGTTGAAAATATCGTTGATGCGTGTGCGAACGCCCTGCACAACTTCCTCACCGAGCCCGACGTCAGCGCCCGTCATGAGGGGATGCACGAGCTGGCGGCCCTGCTCGTCAACGCCGCCACGGTTCAACCCGCCCGGGCGCATCTGGAACGCAGCGAGCACGCCGTCATGCGGCAGCAACAGCGGAGGACTCACGACCAGGTGCGCAGCGCGCAGGATGGTTTTCTGCATCTCGTTCAGCATCTTGATGTCGGGGAGTGCTGTGATCCCAGGCCCGCGCCCGTACTGCTCGCCCGGCCCGGTCTGATAGCGCCCGACGGCGAAGGGGAACGTGCGGTAGCCCGCCTCGCGCACGACGGCCTTGTCGTCGATCGCGATGTAGCACGAGCTGAACGGGAGCCGCGTATCGCCGCCGGCATAGCCCTTCATGCGCGCCGGCTGAACCACGTGCAGGAAGTCAAATGGCGTATCCGGTGTCTCCGTCGCGGCCTTGGCTAGCTTCGCAGGCAGCTTCTCGGCGCCGAACATCGACAGAGCTTGATGCGCGCGCAACGAAAACTTGCGGTGCATCGTGTCCACGACGCCGTACTCGTTCTCACAGAAATAGTGCTCCGACGGATGCCCCGCGCGATAGACCAGGTGTTGCCCGACGTTCTCGTCGACGAAGATAACCGCATTGCCGTAGGCGCCGAACGATAGGAACGCCTCACTGATCGCCTGGCCGAATTGCGCGCGCGATGCGTAGCGGCACGCGAACATGACATCTGTTGCATCGTCGCACCAGCGGCGCACGGCCCGGCTGTCCTCGAGGCGCGGATCAACCGGCACCAGCGAGTGCCAGCGTTGCGTGGCCGGGGTCAACATCGACTGCATCGCCGCCGCGAATCGCTCATTGGCCGAGATTGGCGTCGAGTCGAATACGCGCTGCATCCGTTTCTCGCCCGGCGTCAACGTGCGCACGAAATTCGCACTGTTGGGCATGACGAAGTCGCCGACCTCCTGCCAATGCGAATCGAAATTCGCGCGCCCCGTCTCGAGCTCGGCCTGCCGGCGCAACAGCAAAGGCGCGTCGAGTGCCATCAGCCAAGCACCGATTTGGTCGCCGGCGCGGATCCACCGAGCCCACCGTCGCCCGCAACCATGATCGTCGAGCGCGCGCCCTTACGCCGGCGCAGGCGGTCGGCCTGGTCCCGGTTCAACGCCGCGGTGTCGACCGTGGGCGGTGGCGGCGGTGCCTCGGGCACAACCGGGGCCGGCGCCTGCTTCTGCCCGCCTCCGAAAATCTTAGAAAGAAAGCTCATCTTCGTCCCTCTCGTTGTCAGCCAACACGATGATGCTACAAATTATCTTCGATGCAGGCCGGTCGCCGGGCCCGGGATCGTCGGCAGCACGGCAACGGAATCGAAAACGAAAGGGGGGCCGACCGGACCGACCCCCGCAACGTTTTGCAGCGTAGCCGTCATGGTGTAGGTTCCGGCGACCAGCGAAACCGGCATGGAGCACGCCACACTTCCGGCCACGCCGGGAACATACGGCGCATCGGCAGGCACACAAAACGCCGCGTTTGACAGCGGGATCGTGGACGACAGGACGACCGGAGAATTCCCCGCCGGCACGCCGTTCTTGATGAGGTTGCACGACGTTGGCTGATTCGGTCCCGGTGGGATTGCATCGCTCACGATGTTGCACGTGATGGTGCAAAGGCATTGCTGATTTTGCGCGCTCGCCGCGGTGATCGCGAACAGGGACAAAAACAGGAATAGTGCGAGCTTGGTCACAGCCGAAGCCCTCCGAGAACCTGGGTCAGCATCCACAACGCCATGCCGGCCCATCCGTAGGCCAGGTGCTGCGGCTCGGGCGTCTTGAGTGCGGCGAGGAACAAGAGCACGAAGCCGAGCAAAACAAGGAAAGTGTTGAGCGTCATTTGAATCCTCCGTTGGTTAGATGGTCGGCCAATCGAGCGGGTTTGCCTCGCCAGGTACGCGCGGCGGGACAGCGTCGATTGCGGTCACGCGATAGCCCTTGGTCGGGAACCCGTCAGCGCCCTTGTCGCCGTATTCCTGCGCCACGTGCCAAATGCACTGATTTGGCAAGCGGTTCAATTCGCCGGCGATCGCGTTGAGATCGTCGATACCGAAATCCTCGTCAATCGGTTTCCATCGTGATGCTCTGCGCTGGACCGGCCCGAGAAGCGCGCTGGAAGGGTCGAGGATGAAGTGCGTGGCGCTCACGCTGCCTCGGCGTTGAATGGGTCGTAGTCGGTCTGCGCAACCTCGGGCGGCCCGCCGTACTGGCCAGGGCGAAAGCCCATCTCGAGACGCGCAACCGGATGCGCGAAGGTCATCGCCAGCGTGTCGCCATCATCGGGCGAGGCGAGCCCGCGCTTCTTCATGTCGGATTTCTTCTCGAGCTGGATCCGGTTGTTCTTGTCGAACCCGTACTGCAGGCTGCCGAGGTCATCGCGCAGCTTGGGGTCGACGTCGATGCAGGCCGCGGTAGTGAGCCAATCGCGCATGAGCCCATAGCACTCGGCGCGCTTGTTGAAGTAGTCGCGCTCGTTGCGCGCGCTCGCGCCGAATTGGACCTCGATCACGGGAAACTGCAGTTGCCGCACGCGATCGACCACGCCCCCGCCTACGCCGTTGCCGTCAATGAAGATGACCTGCGGCTTGGTGTTGGTGGCCCACTCGGCAACGAAGCCGGCGAGCTTCATGGTGTCCACGCCTCGGTACTTGCGCGGCGGGATGCTGCGCGCGTCGTGCCCCTTGCGCCAGCGAATGACCGATTGATCGTCTCCGAACCTGGCCACGTCAACCGACATGATGAGCGGTGCGCCAAGATCCTCGACTACCTCGCGCGCCTGTGCTGCTTCGATCAAGTCGCTGCCGATAAACTGCGTTGAGCCGGCGCGCGGGAACACGCCACGCACGCGAATTCGCACAAAGTCGCTGTCCTCGCCATAGTCGGCGACCCACTCCGCGATTTGGGCCTTGTTCGCCATGCGCGCCGTCCTGCTGTCGATCTGGCGTGTTTTCCAGCGATGAGCGAAGCGACCATTGCCGAAGCACTCGCGGAATCGCCCGGTGTTGCGCGTCGGGTTGCCGGCGACGAACCAAATAATCTCGGTTCCTTCGTCGGTCATGGCACCCTCGGACGTCTCCCAAATAATGTCGGGTATCGAGCTGCCCTCGTCCATGACGAGGAGGATGCGCTTGCCCTTGTTGTGCAGGCCGGCGAATGCCTCTGTGTTGCGCTCACTCCATGGGATCAAGTCGAAGCGCCAATTCTTCTCGTGCCCTTCCTGGGTCGAATACAAGGCCGTGGCCGTGCACTCGAACATGAATTTGTTGACCGACAGGTTTTTCCACTTGACGAGCTCGGGCCATGTTTTCGTGCGGAGCTGCGTATCGGTGTTCGCGGTCACGACGCCGCGCGTATCCTCGCGCGTCGACATCGCCCACAGGATGAGCCACGCGACGAAGGCAGACTTGCCGATCCCGTGGCCGGATGCGATCGCTTCGCGCACGACCTGGTTTGGCAGCTTGATCCCATCGCGGATCTCGATGAGCGCCGCGCGCTGCCACTCGTCGGGCCCATCGAATCCCTCGAGCTCGCCCTCGCCCCACGGGAATGCGTACATCACGAACCCGAGCGGGTCCGCGTGGAATTTCGCCACGTCCTGCACGATGTTCTCGTGAAATTCGTAGACGTTCACGGCTCGGTGCGCTTGCGCGCTGCTTGCAGAATCTCGGCGAAGTCAGCGGACGCGGTGTGCTCGAGCTCTACCCGATCGCCGTAGACCTTCGGCAAGAGTTTCGCGAGCAGAAACTTGCGCACGTCGACACGGATGCGCTTGTCATCGGCAGCGATCGACTTGTTGTCGGCGAGATCAATGAGTTTTTCCGCTTCGGCCTCGATGCCATCACGTTTCGCGCGGGCGTACCTGTCCGCAGCTTCAGGAGCTGATTTGAAGAAATCGTAGAGGACGCTGCGAGCAATTTTGTTATCGCGAAGGGCTTTGCTGGCGTTGCCGTGCGCGGTTATGTCGGCGATGAGGGCGTTGAATTTGGCGGCGTCCATTCCGCGCGATGGTGCGACGGGATTTCAAAAAGTCAAGTGGTAGGCGCTTTGGGTTTGGCGAGGAATGCGGCGATGGAGGCGAGGAGCGGTATGCGTTCGACGCGCTTGGAGTGCAAGGCTTTGGCGGTGAGGAGGGCTTTGGGCGGGGGGTTGATGCGTTTCATGGTGCGATCTCTGGGCGAGGCAGGACGCCGGCGCCTGGGTAGCGTTTGAGCATTTCGGCTTGGGATGCTGGTGGGCACATGAAAACCTCGACCTCCTCGCCGCCTGGTTTGCGTACGAGCCACCATTCGCGGGCGATTTGGCGTTCGATGCGGTTGGCTGCGGCCTGGCTGATCGCCATGGCTCGAGCTTGGAGGTCGTCGATTGCGGTGGTCATGCGCGTCGCCTGGCGTTGGCAGCGGTGTGCACGCGGTCTGCGAACAGCTCATCGCTCTCGCCTTGGATGCGAGGCATTCCGAGGGTTTGAGCGGTGGCGCTGACCCAATCCGGTGAGCTCCAATTCGCCGAGGGTTTTCTGCCTTTGACCCCTCCCGATTTATCGGGAATGCTTGTGCCGTTGCTCCCCTGCCGCGCGTCACCTTCACCAAACTCTAAGGCAGGTTTTAAGTGCTTTTCAGAAGCAAATGCAGAAGAAGAAGAAGGGGGGGGTTCCAAGGGGGGTTCCAAAAGCCCCTTATCTGCGTGAATTAAGGGGGGTTGAATATCCCCCGTTGAATTACGTGGCCTGCCCCCCTTCGCACCGTGTTCAGCGCCTTTGATTCCGTGCTCGGCGCCGGCCGAACCGCCTGCCGCGCGGACGTTGCGCAGGAGCTCGTCCTTGACCATGCGGCGCGAGAAGATGATGCCGGCCGCGTCGCGCGAGTACACGCCGGCGTCCTCGAGCTCGGTCATAAGGCGCGAGCACTCACGCTCGGACAGGCCGACCAGGCGCCCGAGCTGCGCCGGTGTCATGGCCTTCCCGTTCACGACCAGGTGCCCATAGGGCTCGCACTCGTGCATTACGCAAAGCATTTCAAGCCACAGGCCGCGCGCGGTCAGGGAGCACGATTGCAGAGCGGCGTCCTTGCGCCAATCGGCCGGGTAGAACTGGAAGGCGGGGCGTTTCACGCTGCAACCGATTCCTTCCAGAATGGGATTTCGGGCGATTCCTTTCGCATGGCGTGGTACTCAAGCTGCGTGGCTCGAAGTTTGATCGCCTTGCCTGCGCTGTTGTTGAGCTCGCTGGCCGTTTTCACGTCGAGCGTGCCGGCTTCGAGTCCCTTCACTACGCGGCCGATGAGGGCTGAAACGTCGCCAATACTGTTCATTTCCTGAGCTCCTTTATCTTTCGTGTTAACAGCACCTGGGATTGTTTTGCGGTGGCAAGTTGTTCCGTAAGGTGCGCCGTTTTGATGCCTAACAAATCTGCCAAATAGCACGGCTTCAAGCGTTCTATTCTGTTCTTTCGATCGCGTCGATTCGCCGCTTTCCCGCTAGATGTTTTCTTCCAACGCGCTCGCCGCGCGGTTCGCCATTCGGGGTTTTTCTTCTCCCACCGCGCACGGTAAGCGTTGCATTTGTCGCGGTTTTTTTTGCTCCACTCCCTCATATATGCGGCATGTTTCTCGGCCGTCTGACTCATGGTTCGCACCTGGCCACGAGCTGCCCGCGGCCGGCGTACACCAGCGCGCAGCCGTCGGGAAACTTCACTACATCCACACCATCTAGTGAGGATTCCGAGAAATCAATCGCTGCGGGCCTTGGCCGGTCGCGTGAGGCGCGTAGCGCGGTGGGCGCGAACACTATGCCGCGGCTCCATCCTGTGCCCGTCTCGCCCTCGATGCGTAGGGCCTGGCTGTTCTCATTCATGGGGTCCGGTGGCGGCGACAAGTACAGATAATCGGGGCGGTTTTTGAACGTGAGCCAGGCGCCGATTTTCCGCTGCGCATTCGCGGGTTCGCGATTGATGGTCGAGGCTTCGATGCCGACCAGGCGCGAGACGCTGCCCGGTTGCGCCCATGCCTCGGTGGCGATGCCGAACGCGATTTGATGCACGCCGGCGGCGTTGCTGGCGTTGATCTGCGCGCCCACTGTGACGAGCGTGTCGGGCGGTGCACCGTTGTCGGTTACGCGCGTAGCTTCGACGACGGGCAAACCATAGGCGATTTGTGACTGTGCTTCGGCCGCGTAGAACGTGAGCATGGCCATGGATCCCGCGGCCAGGCACCAGCCGATGAGGCGCTCGGGGTCGCGTGTTCTCATGCGTCCACCAGGCGGCCGGGGAATTCAGTGCCAAGGGAGAGCCGCAACAACGCGCTCCGGTTGATCTCATCCCACGCGACGAGGCACGAGGGCGCGCCGGCATTGGCTGTTGCGCGCAGGCCCGAGCCGAAGTGGAAATTGATGCGGCCGCGCAGGAAATAGACCGCTGACGCCTTGCCCCAAATGCTATCGAAAAAGTGCTGCGTCTCGGTGCGCGCGAATATCAAGGCGATCGCGTTGCCGTGGGCCGCGCAGCGTGCGAGCCAGCGCGCGACGGAATTGTATGGCGGGTTGCACCAAACGCGGCCGCGCCACGGCAGATTGAGCCCGTTATCCTCGATGGTGAAATGCCGCTCGGCGGTCGGCCAGGGCCGCGCTACCGGCGCGCATGGATCAAGGTCGAAATGCCCGAGCGCACGCAGCAACGCCGGCGGCGTCAGCCATTCGTTTGTGGTCGCGCGTGGGCTATGGTGCCCGCCAATGCCGAGGGACAATGAGGTCAAGCGATCTCCTCGAGCTCGACGACGCACGTCGCGCGCTTGCTGAACCTGCGCTCTATGATTAGCTTGTCGATTTGGCTGTCGTCGTGATACGCGCCTGCGTACATGAGGGCATCCTCGAGCGCCTTGATGCGGTTCGAAATGTCCTGGCGAATATTGTTGGCCTGGTAGAACGCAGCGCGCAGGCAGATTCGGCCCTCGAGCGGGGGCACCCTGCCCTCGGGTTGCCGTGTGCGAGCGCGCACCAGTGCGATCACTTGCGAGCGAAATTCGCGCTGCTCGTCGTGTAGGAATTTGCGCCCGTTCTTGGCTGTGCCGTAGAGCGCATTGACGGAAGGCGGCAGCGGTAGCTCGAAGGTCATTCGGCGCAGCGACAAGAGCGTCCTTTGTGGGGCCACGGCATCCGGGGACTCGTCAGGGAAGAAGCCGATTCGCGGCTCCTTATGCGCTAAGTTTTGGGGAGTAGCGCAATCCCCGGCGCCGTGGCTTTCGGTGTCGACGACCTCGGCGCGCATGGTGCCTATGCCGACGTCGACGAAATCTTTTTTCGCGTACTCGCGCGCGCGCTTCGCCTGGTGCTCCTCGAGCTGCTCCTCGGTCCAGCGCATCACGTTGCTCATTTCGGTATGTCTCCCCAATTGAGCACGCTGTCGCCTTCGTCGGGGCGCGATAGCTTCTCGATCCCCCACTGTTTCAGCGCCGCGTAGGTGTGCGCATCGAAGCATTGCGAATCGACCGGCACGGGTTTCAACCCGAGCGCGGTGAGGGTGAGTGCGATGCGCTCCCAATTCGTGCGCTGCACGGTGGAATCATCGACGCCGAGCGTGAGCGCGACGGGGCCGAGGCCGACGACCGCGAGGCGATGCAACATAACGCCTTGAGTCTTGCGTGTACGTGCATCGAGTGTGCGCGATGGTTCGGCCATGCCCTGCCCTTCACGCTGCTGTTGCTGTCGGTTCGCCGAAGATGTCGGGCCGCATTTTCACGGCCGGAATGCCGTACAGGCCCTCAAGCTTCTTGCAGAATTCGGCCGGGATGCGCGCCTTCTGCCACTTGTTCACGGCCTGGGGCGTGATCCCGCACGCGGCCGCGATCGCTTGCTGTGATCCGGCCCTCTCGACGAGCTCGTCAAATACGTCCATGGAGCACATACTAAACCGCCCGTTTACGAAAGTCAACCAGCGGTTGCTTGTGCCCGTCGCACGAGCGGCGGTCAACACCTGGCCAAGCTGCTCGCCATGGCCTACCCGCGGCGCGTCTCGCGCGAGCGCCTGCCACGTGATATTGAGGAGGTCGACGACGTGGTCGACAAGCGGACGTGCGGCCAGATTTTCGACACGCTGCCCCGTGACGAGCGGGCGAAGTGGCTCGAATACGGTGGCCTGCTGGTCGAGCGCCACGCCCCGCGCGGCAAGCCGGCCAAGGTCAAGCAATGAGACGCGGCACCTTTTTTTTGCATTGAGACTAAACCGGGGGTTGACATTACTAAACGATGGGTTTACTATGCAGTTGTGGCCTGGATTCGCCGGGCCTGAAAAGGGACCGAGAAATGAAGCGTTCTTTTCAAGAGTGGATGGCCCTGGTGGACAAGATGATAGCGGCCGCGGTCGGCGTGTCGTCGAACGACCTGCCCGACTGTTGCTATCGCGATTGGTACGACGACGGCGTCAACCCGTTCCACGCCGCGGCGCGCGCGATCAAGGCGGCCTCATGAGCGTCCTCAATCCGGTTTTCAACGTCGGAGACGTGCTCTACGGCTCTTGGGGCTACGACCAAACAAACGTGGAATTTTTCGAGATCGTCAAGCTCGTCGGGAAATCCACCGTCGAAATAATGGAACGCGGCCACGAAATGTTGAGCGGCGGCGGCGCCGAAATGAGCGCCCGCGTGATCCCCGCGAAAGCCTACATCGGGCTCGCGATGCGCAAGCGCATCGACCGCAACGGCCGCGTGAAGCTGCACGATTTCTGCCGCCTCGCCAAGTGGGACGGCTCGCCCAAATACAAAAGCTGGTACGCATGAAGGCCGCCCGCGTGTCGCCAGTGGCGCAAGCCTACGCGCGCAGCAAGCCGGGCCGCGAGGCACTGTTCGAGATCGGTCGCGCGATGGAATGCACCGAAGATAAGTGCGGCATCGTGTGGGAGCGTTTCGTCGTCGGTGGGGAGTCGCTGATTCTCGTGGCCACGCCGCACTGGTGGGACGTGTACGCACCGCTGACCAGTGACGGCGAGATCGCCGCCGTGGTCGCCGCGATCAAGGCCCGCGCTGTTGCGGGCAAGGCGGCTGCATGAACGCCTACGAGCAGAAACAGGAAGCGCGCCGGTATCGGCTGTTGAGCCGCGCCGCCGCCCTCGAGGCCCAGGCCGAGAGCGCGAACAAGCGCTCTAACGACCTGGTCGCGGGCATCCCGTTCGGCCAGCCGATTCTCGTTGGCCACCATTCCGAAGGGCGCCACCGTCGCACGCTCGAAAAGTCGTGGAACCTCATGGGCAAATTCGTTGCGCTGTCGGCGCAGGCCAAGGAAACCGCGCGCCGCGCCGATGCCGTGGGATCCGCCGGCGTGTCGTCGGATGACCCCGAGGCGCCCGACAAACTGCGCGCGCAGCTCGCGAAACTCGAAGCGCAACGCTCGCACATGGTCAAAGTCAACAAGCTCTTTCGCGCCGGCAAGGCGCCCGAGCTCGCGGTCTTGGGCTATGACCTGGAAAAGCTGCGCGTGCAGGTTGCCGCGCAATATTCCTGGGAGCGCGCGCCCTTCGTCGGTTGGGAGCTCTCGAACCTGGGCGCGAATATCCGCCGCATCAAGGCGCGCATCGAGGAGCTCGACCGCAAGGCGCCGATGATGGAAGCGGACAGCGTCGAGCACGACGAGGGCGCATTCGTAGTCGTCGAGAATTTCGAGGCGAACCGGATCCAGTTGAAATTCGCGGGCAAGCCTGCGGCCGCGGTGCGCGACGTGTTGAAGCGCAGCGGGTTCCGGTGGGCGCCGAGTGAGGGCGCGTGGCAGCGCCAGTTGAAAGACGGAATCGTCGCCTCGGTACGCGGCGGTTATCTCGGGCAACAAATTCGCGACGCGATCGCAAAGGGGCAAGCATGAAAATCGGCGCGTTTGAAGTCTCGCACGGCGATCGCGTTGCCTTCGTCGACGCGCGCGGCCAGGAGCGCACTGGCAAGGCGAACGGGCTGCTCTTGTTCCCGACGCATTGCGTCGTCGATATGGGCGGCCAACACGGGACGCCCTACGTCGTCCAGGCTGATCGGATTCTCTCCGTGCTCGCGCGGCGCAATCGCGGGCAAATGGATCTCCTCGCCGCGTCGGGGGTCGCATGAATCCGATCGACCAAGCACTCGCCCCGTTCAAGCCGCGCGATCCGAACCTCCGCGAAGGTCCGCGCATCGACGCCTGGCCCACCGACATCGAAGCACTGTGCAAGGAGCTCAGGGTCGGCCGCGAGCGGATCCGCAGCCTCGAGACGGCGCTCGAGGAGCTGCATGAGCTCGTCGACGACTATGTCGACGTGGTCGATGGCGAGGACGGCCAGCCGATGCCGAACATGCCGATGCGCGTGCAGAACATCATCGACGCCGCACTCGGTCGGAGGCCCGCACCATGATGCTCGAAGGATGGGACACCGACCCCGGCATGATCGCTGCGCAACAGGCGCGCGCGTACATCGTCAAACTCTACGATCCGCTTGGGCGAGTGCCCGACCGCTTCCTGACCGCGCGCGGAACGTGGACGGCGTCTCGCGATCACGCGCTCATATTCGCAACGGAGCGGCTAGCGTGCGAATCCGCCGGATTCAAAGCGCGGACGCTCGACCTGCGCGAGCTCGATACCTGCGTTGAACGGTGGGCGCCATGAGCCGCGACGACATCCGGTGGAGAACGGCGACCGCGTACGCCGAGCGCCTCATCTACGTCGGCGCGGCGGCGCTGATCGTGTGGCTGCTGGTGTGGCGCGGAGACACTCCATGAACGTGACTACGTTCCTCACGAAATGGGTGCTCGTGTTCTGCCTGCTGGCCGATCTGCTCGTCTACGCCTGGCTGCGGTATCCGTGGTGGGCGTGCGGTCTGTGGGCTGCTTCCCTCGTGGGCGCGGTGCGCTACGTGAGGACAAATTGAACGCGGTGCGCGAGCTCGTCTTAATCATCCGGGTTGCGCAATGCCGCGCCTGCGTGTGGTGGAACGAGCACCAGCTCGAAAGCGCCAGGACCGGACTAGCACAGGCATACAACGCGCTCGACGCATCGCGCGCGAATCTCCGAATCCACGACGGGGAGCAGTACCGCCCGCCGTCGTTTTTACTGAAAGGGAACCATGAGCGAATCAAGGATTTACGAAGTACAGGTAAAGGGCTCGCCGGTGGTGCGCCTGGTCGACGCGGTCAGCGCCGCCCAAGCATTGCGCCACGTGGCTAAACAGCAATTCGAGGTTACGCTGCCGACGACGAAGCGCGTCGCCTATCTCATGGGCAAAGGCATCGTACCCGAGGATGCGACACGATTGCCGGCGGATCCGATCGAGGCCAATCAAGCGGGGATTCGAGGGTGAGCCTCGATCGCCGCGGGTTTCTCGGCGGTTCCGACATCGGGCCGTTGATCGGGCAGTCGCCGTACAAGGATGCGTTCGGCCTGTATCTCGAGAAGCGTGGAGAGATCGAGCCGCCCGAGGAGGAGACGAAGGTGCAGCGGCGCGGCCGGATCCTCGAGCCCGCGATCGGGCAAATGTACGCGGCAGAGCATAACCGCGTGCTGTTGCCCGGCGAGACGTTCGCCGTCGACGAGCCGTGGCAGCGCGCCCAGGTCGATGCGATCGAGCATTTTACCGACGGCGTGATCGACGTGCGCGTTCCGGTCGAGATCAAGAGCGCGAGCGAATTCGCGCGCGGCAAGTGGGGCCCATCCGGCACCGACGAAGCGCCGACCGCGTACTGCGCGCAGCTCCATTGGCAAATGGCGGCTATGCGAGCCCCGTTCGGGCGCATCGTTGCGTTGCTCGGCGCCGATGACCTGCGCGTCTACACGATTGATCGCGATTGGGCGATTGACGCCTTCCTGCAGGAGCAGGCGCGCGCGTTCTGGCAGCGCGTTCTCGACGGCAACGCGCCCGAGCCGAATTTTCAACATCCGAGCATCGCCGAAACGCTGTCGCGACTGTTCCAGAATCCGAAGGCCACCGAGATCCTGCAGGCCACGCCGCAGCTTACCGCCTGGCGCGACGTCATGGTCGAGGCCGGCGAGCAGGAGAAGCGTTACCAGGGCATCAAAGACGGCGCCAAGGCCCACTTGCTGCACGCGATGGGCAACGCCGCAATCATCAATTTCGGCGAGCAGATGTTCGAGCGCAAGGTCATCAATCGCGCCGGCTACACGGTGGCGCCGACCACGTACGTCGCCGGCACGCTCAAGAAAAGCACCGTCGCCGGCGCGCTGCCGGCATTACTCACCAATGAGGTAGCCGCATGAGCAACGCAACACTCAAATCGGTTGCAGGTTCGGCCGTCGTCACAGCCGAGAACGATCCCGGCACGTTCCCCGGAATGCTCAAGGCGTACAAGGCCGAGATCGCGCGCGCGCTGCCGAAGCACATCAACGCCGACCGCATGTGTCGCATCGCGCTGACGTGCTTTCGTCTCACGCCGAAGCTGGCCGAGTGTCAGCCGGCGAGCGTGTTCGCGGCGCTCATTCAGGCATCGCAGCTCGGACTCGAGCCGGGACTGAACGGCCGCGCGTACCTCATCCCGTACAAGGCCGAGTGCCAATTCGTGCCGGGCTGGAAGGGCCTGGTCGAGCTCGCCAATCGCACGGGCCGCGCATCGTGCTGGACGGGCGCCGTGTTCGCCGGCGATGAATTTGATTTCGCGCTCGGCGATGATCCCTACTGTAAGCACCGTCCGCAAGGTGAGGATGATCCCGAAAAGCTGTCGCACACCTACGCGATCGGGCGCGTGCGCGGCAACGAATATCCGATCATCGAAGTGTGGCCGAACGCGAAAATTCTCAAGCATCGCAACCGCTACAACAAGGTCGGCCTGAAACATTACTCCTTCGAGAATTGGGAAATGTACGCGCGCAAGGTGCCGCTACTGCAGGTCTTGAAGTACCTGCCGAGTAGCCCCGAGCTCGAGGCCGCGCTCGCGTTGAACGATGCCGCCGAGCTCGGCCTGCGCCAAGGCTTGACGATCGAGGGCGCGCTCGCCAATGCCTACGAGCCGCCGGCGCCACAGCCGCCCGAGAACAAAGAGGGCGCGGACATCGAGGGCACCGAGGGCACCGAGGCCGCTGGCACAGAAGGCGGCAAGGTGACGCTGTCCTATGCCGCGGTGCGCGAGCAGCTCGACAAGGCGACAACGCGCGACGGGCTCGACCAGGCGGCCGCGTCGATCGACCTGGTTGTCAATCTCACCCAACAGAAAGAGCTCACGGCGATCTACAAGGAGCGCAAGGCGGCGCTCGAGGCGTGACCGTACCGATCGAGCGGCAGGTGCAATGCGTCGAGCGCGAGCTCAAGTTTCGCCGTCGCGTGTACGCGCGCCGAGTGGTCGAAAAGAGGATGACGAAAACACAAATGGACGACGAGCTCGAGGCGATGGAGGCCGTGCTCGCGACGTTGCAGTCGATCGCCGAAGGTCAACGCCTCATCTAAGGAGAATCACATGCCCAACGATTTCGACCTCACGAGCCCAGGCAAGCCGGGCGAGATTCCCGCCGGCGTCGTCGAGGAGCTGCGCGTCTTGCGCACGAACGCAAACGAATCGGTCGCGATATTCCGGGACGCCGTGAAGGTCCAGGCCGAGAAGCACAAGATCAAGCCGAAGGCGCTGCGCCGCTACGTCAACGCGCTCGCAAGCGACAAGGTCGACGAGACGCGCGCCGAGACGGTGGACCTCGAGAAGCTGCTCGGAGTGGCCGAGGTATGAAAGCCGCCGCGCTCGTGTTGCTGTTGGTGTCGACGCTCGCCGGCGGTCAAACCTTCGAGGGATCGGTCGGAGGGTGGGCGCTCAACGCGCCGGCCGGCGATTCGTTCTTTCGCAATTACGGGACGGTCGACGCCGCCGGAAATTACGCCTACCAGTATTTCAGTCTCTACAACGCGGCCGGCGTGCGCACGTCGAGCTACACAGAAAAGCCAGCCTTCCGCGCGGCGCGTATCGTCATCGTCAACGGCGCGAGCTACGCGCAATTCGGCGACGGCACTTGCGCTGCGTTCCCGCTCGGCGCACAGACGCCGGTTGTGTGCCCCCCGTTGCCACCGCCACCGCCGCCGCCCCCGCCGCCTCCACCGCCACCGCCGCCCCCGCCGTTGCCGGTATTCAATCCCGATCCAAGCCTGGTCAAGACGAAAAAAGTAATCGTCGTTCCGCTGCGCTATCAAGCGCCGCCGAGCACTGACCCCGTTGCGATCGCTGCCTACAACACTTCGCTTCCGCTGGTCACGCAGGCCGCGCTGCAGGGCACGTTCGCATCCATCGCCGCCTGGTGGCCATCGGAAACTTACGGGTTGATTCAGCTCGCCGTTACGGTGCTGCCAGAGGTCACGCTGCCGGGATCGCCAGGGTGCGACAGCTCCAAGGTGTCGACCGCGGCCTATGTCGCGGCCGCCGGCAAACCGTACGACGTTTTGATCGGCGTGACCCCTTACGCCTGCTGGCAATATCACATGCGCACGATGGGGAGCGTCATCGTCAGCACGAACACGTACCAGGATTCAAAGGGCACCTACGCGCACGAGATCGGCCACGCCTTCGGGATCTTCCACAACGCAATTCGGATGCCGACATATTTCGAGTATGGCTCTGGCACGGATCAAATCGGGAGCCTCTCGAATAACCTGCTGCACTTGCTCGGCGACCACAAGAACCGGCTCGGCGTGTTGACGTTCAAGCCGTGCGCGAGCACGACGTTGCGCTCGATCTATCTCTACCCCGACGCCATTTGGTGCACGAATTACGTCCTCGAATACCTCGCGGATTGGGGCCAGGTGTGGGTGCACAAGCGCGAATACGTGAACACGGGCAGTTACGGCGGCAGCGACACGACCGACGTCGCCAAGCTCTCGCCGGGGCAGAGCTACAGCGCCGGCGGCTACACGTTCACGCACAACGGCGGCGGGAAGGTGACGGTGCGATGAGCTCAAACGTACAAGACGCCTTCTGTCGCGCGATTGGTCACATGACTACGCCTGACAAGGTGAGCGATGCCCCCAAGTGTTGGATTTGCGGCAACCATCATCCAGAGCCGCACCCAAGCCGGGAGGCCGATTCTCTATGCCCGATCGATCCAAATCACGCGCCCGCATACGCCGCCCCGCCAGCCCCGGATTGGCGCGTGTGCTTCGTGTGCCCGTCGCCGGACGTGTGCGAGCGCGCGGGCAAGTGTCAGAGCCCAGCGCGTGCGGGGCCGCTATGTGCGGTTATCCCCGGCGTCTGGAATGATCCGGCGACAGCGCCAGTGCCGCCCACCGCGCCCGAGGCGGAGCCGTATGTTGACCGGCGCATCGGCACAGCCGTCTACATTCCAACTGATTGGACGCCCACCGCCAGCAAGCAGCCAGCGCAGAGCGATGCGGAGCGCCTTGCGCAGGCGGTCGGGCTGCTGCGGGACGTAGCGATGCAGCCCATACCTCTTGATGTGGATGACGCTATCCGCGCGTTCTTGGTCGAATTTGACCGCGACGCAAAGACAGGGGGCGGGTAGGTGCTGACCGTTTATCGGAAGCGACTTGATCGAGGCCGCTAGCGGTGGGGTCGAGTGGGGCCCGGTGGGCTAGGTGAGCGCCGGTGAAGTGTCGAGAAGAGCCCCTAAGTCACTGTATTAGAAGGCGCCCGGGTGGCGAAACAGGTAAACGCAAGGGACTTAAAATGCGCCGTGACGCCAGTGTTCCACGTGGAACGGTGGGGCCCTGGTGGGATCGGGCCCGGGGAAGGTGTCAGGATGCTTGAGCTATCTCCGTGCCGGCGGGAGGCGCAGCGTTCGCCAGCGCCCCGATTTCGGCGGCAGGAATCAATTTCTTGCCCTCCTCCTCGAGCCGCTTCGATTCGGCCTCGTCGGCCATCCGGCGCTTGACCCCGTCGGCGAAGTCCGTCTGCTCCTTGTTGAGCTTTTCGAGGCGCAGGGTCGCGTGATTGAATTCGTGCTGCGCGCTCTCGATGCTCTTGGCCAGGAGCTCGCGCTGCAGGTTGTAGTTTTCCATCTTGAGCTTTTCGAGCTCGGTGGGTTCCGGCTTGAGGGGAATGGCGTCGGGCATGGGTGTCTCCGGTTAGGGGTTGAAGCACGGAATTCTAAGCGAGAAACCATCCACGATTACGTGAATGTACGTGCGCACGGTGGCCGGCACGCCGCCCGCGCCGCCCGCGGTCGCGGTGTTGCTGTTCTTGCCGCCGGTGGTCGCGCAGGCAAATACCCAATTCGTCGTGGTGTCGAACATGCTGATTGCGTCGTTGTTGTTCTGGCGCATCCGGCCGTTCGACAGGTTGACCTCGAAGCGGATCGTCGAAATGTTGGTCAGCTCGAAATTGCCGTTGACGTTGTTCCAGCGCATGTTGCACTGATTGATGGGCGTGGCGGTTTGCGCCTGCGCCTGGCCGCCAAGGTAAATGTAGTCGTTGGCCTTGACCATGAGCGCCGCGGCCGAGTAGCTGCCCCACGTGAGATCAATGCCGACCGTGAACGGCGTGAGCGCGCCGGTGCCGCCAGGTATGCCACCGTTGGCGATGAGCGGGGAGCCGAGTTGAATGCCGCGCTTCAAGCCCGCCGCGCCGGTGGTGTGCACGATGATCGCGCCGAAGTCGACAGGCTGCGAAGCGTTGGAGCGAATTACGGTGCCCGCGGCGATGCCGCCCGCCACGTTCTTGAACACTTCCGCACTGAACCCGTAGGTCGAATGGCTGAAACCGGCGAAGGTGCCTGAGTGGTAGGCATCGACGTGCACGCCGAACGCGCCCTGGTCGGTGCCGAGGTTGTTGATGCCGAAGTAACCCGAGACAGCGCCCGGCGAGCTGAACGTGCGAACCGCCTGCGTTTCGACCTGCGCCCGAATGCCACCGCCGGCGAAGCCGTCGCCGCCCGCCGTGCCCGCGATCGCGTGCTGGATGTAGATGCCGAAGTTGCCGCCCTCGGAGGCGTCGACCGGGCCGTCGAGCGAGACGTCGGTGCGCATTCTCATGTCGAGCATCGCGACGTAGTCGCTGGCCAGGAGGATCCCGGTGTCGGTGATGTCGACGCCGCCCTGCAGCGATTTCATGGTGTGACTCGGGAGGGTGCGGTGCGCCTGCTTGTCCCACGTGTGATGCCCGGTCCAAGCGTAATCGAGGCTCGTGTCGATACCGCTGGCGCTCGAGCTCACGGTGATGAGCGACGCGGTTTCGGTGACGATGGTGGAGCCGCCGCCGGTGATCCGCTTTAGCTGGACGACGTTGCCGACGGTGCCGGCGTAGACGTTGCCGCCGACGCCGCCGATGTTCATAAAGGTCTGCGTGCCGCCATTGGTCAGCGTGAGAATGCCCTGCTGCATTTGCTGACAGATCATCGTGAGGTAGTCCCAATCCCTCTCGGCTGTCTCGCTGTTGAAAGTGTCGTGCGCGATCCAATTGTCGAGCTGCAGGATCGGGACAATGCGCTCGATGCGCAAAGTGAAATTGAGCGGCGGTGCCACGAACGCGGTCAGGAAGCCGCCCGATAAACTGCCCTCTCCCGTGAGCGTGTAGTCAGTGCCCTCGACCCAGGCCACTTCGTTCAGCGGGACGAGCGTTTCGATAAGTAGCACGCGAATGTGCGCGTTCGAAATCCAGTAGAAGGGGATCGCGAAAAGCGTGCTAAGGCCGTCGCCAAAATACTGCTGAATAGAGAGCTGGCTGGTGACTGTCATGGTGGCCTTTCAGGTCGCCAGAAAATAGCGTTGCTGCGCGCCGGTGTCGACGCTCGGATCCTCGAGCGTGATCGGCGGATTCGGGTCGTGCTCCGTGAGCGTCGGCGCCCATTGGTCGGGTTGATCGACGAAGAACGTCAGCGCGTGCAGCTCGAGGACCATCGTCGACATTTTCTACCCGCTGATGACTTCGACGTAGCCGGACATAATTCCGGCGCCGTTGGTGTTTGCCATTCCCATGATCGCCAGGCACGCATCGTCGAACACTCGCGCCAGGTTGAATGAGCTCTTAATGCCGTCGGCGATGCCGATGAACCCATTGAACGCGCCCGGGTCATTCAGCACGAGAGCCGTCATCCACGCGAGGGGGTGACAGAGCGTGAAGTCGGCGCCGCCCGTGATCGACGTGTCGCATTGCATTTGCGTCAGCGCGAGCACGCCGGTATCGCCCGCCGCCAATGGGACGAACCATGCCTGGCTACCCTGGCCGCCGCCGAAGTCAGGGCGCCCGGTGATCTGTGTGTTCACTCCCGCGAAAGACGGGAAGCTCGCGCCGGTGTTGCCGTCTTGGTCCGTGTATTGACACACGGTCCAGTTGTGCGCCGCGCTCTCGGTGCCGGTCGCCTCGACGTAGAGGAAATTTCCGGTCGCGTAATCCGCCGCGCCTGGCGTTGTGCTTTGATAGCGCGTCGGCACGCCCGTCACCGCTTCGGTGGCCGTGCTGCTCATCGTCTTGGCGACCGCGAAAAGGCGATCGTGCAGCAACCCCGTCATCTGCTGCCCGCCGCCAGCGCCATTGTTAGCGTAGAAAACTGTCCTGCCGACAAAACTCAAATCGCCAGAGGGCGGATTCTGAAATGCGATAGCGCCCACCGATGCGCTGTTATAAACGGTTCCACCTGGCGCCGCCGCGCCCCCTGCTCCTGCTGGCGGGGATCCTGGAACGCCGGACGCATTACGCCAGCTCGAGCTCATATTGCCTTGCAAGGCCACCGAATTTTTATTCGCGAATGCCAACGTCTGTTTTTTACCCCCGTTCCCTTCGGAGATTAGATCGGCCAGGGAGGCGAAGCCGGGCATCATCAACGTGCTGCGGCGCTGACTGACGCGCCGGATCGCGCGTCGCGTTTTAATTGCGAGCTCGCGCAAGTAGTCCTCGGCCGTGGCCTCGTAACCGCCGCGGCACTCGCCAACGAAATCGCCATCGCCACAAGCGTAGACGTTGCCCGGCACGCCCGCCACGGCGATCGGCGGCCCGTACCATCCCCGCATTCTTGTCGAGATATTGGCGGTGCCCTGCTCGCCGAGCCAGCGTTGCAACCTGTCGGGATGCGTGCTTTTCATGTTCAGCCTGCGGCCAGCGATACGGTGCCGGCAAAATTGGTTGTGTTCACAGTAGGCTTGATGAGCTCAAGGAAACACAAGCACGCATCGTCGAACACTCGCGCCAGGCCGAATGTGCTGTTGATTCCGTCATAGGTGCAGGCGACGTTCGCGATGGGGCACGGTAGAAATGCAAGCGCGTGGCCGATGACGAAATCGAGCGCGCCGGTGATCGAGGCCGAGTTTTGCATTTGCGTAAGCGCCTGAACGCCGAAGTCTCCCGCCGCGAGTGGGAAGAACCAGGTCCCGAGCGGCACGTCGATGCGATTGGCGTGGCAAGCACTGATGCCCACCGAGCTCGGCATTGTCGCGCCCGCATTCCCGTCCTGGTCGGTGTATTGACAGACGGTCCAGTTGTGCGCTCCCCCTCCCAACGCGGCGCCGGGGCCGACCTCGGGAAACATGAAATTCCCGCCCGCGTAGTCTGGATCCGTCGGCGTCGTGCTTTGGTAGCGCGTCGGCACGCCGGTCACGGCCTCGGTTGCCGTGCTGCTCGCGGTCTTGGCCACGGCGAAAAGTCGATCGTAGAGGAGCAGCGTGTTATTCGACTGCGAGCTCATTGGCTGTGCAGTCGTAATGTGCGTGGTGTCGCCGCCGGCCGGGTTGGTGAAGATAAGCGCCCCGGTGGTGGCCGACGTCGGCGCGGCCCCGCCCGGCGCGGCGGCCGCGGCGGCGCCGGCCGCGGGGTGATTGCCAAGACGAAACAAGCACAACGATGCCGCTGTGAT